CAAACCACTAAAGTTATCATAGTATCAACTCCAAACGGTTTAAACATGTTTTACAACCTTTGGCAGGGAGCCTCTAGAAAGGCCGGAGAAGAGGGCAAGAACGAATACGTGCCAGTAGAGGTACATTGGAGTCAAGTTCCTCTATATCCAGGTGGTCCACTACGAGACGAAAAATGGAAACAGCGTACTATCAAACAATTAGGTGGTGGTTCTGGTGGCGAACAAAAGTTTAAAAGCGAATACGATTGTGACTTTATTGGTTCGTCTAACACACTAATTTCTACATCTAAACTACACGTGTTAACTGCTAAAAGACCCTTATCCAGATCTGCTGAAGGATTTTCTGTATATGAAGAACCTAAACCCAATCGAGCATACGTGATAACGGTAGATACTTCCAGAGGACAAGGAAAAGATTATAGTGCTGCAGTAGTTTTTGATATTACCGAATCCCCTTACAAGATTGTAGCAAAGTACAGGAATAATATTATTTCTCCCATGCTTTACCCGACCATTTTGGCTGCTTTGGGTAAAAAGTACAATAATGCTTATATGTTAGTGGAAGTAAATGATATTGGTGGTCAGGTTGCTGATATTTTACATTACGATTTGGAATACGATAATCTATTAACCAGCATGAATAAAGGACGGGCCGGAATGGTATTAAATGGTGGTTTTGGTAAAGGAGAAACTCTATTCGGAGTGAGAACCACCGCAATAGTGAAAAAATTGGGTTGTTCCATTTTAAAGAGTTTGGTGGAACAGGATAAACTGATTATTGAAGACGAAGAAATAATAAAAGAATTATTGTCTTTTGTGGCAAAATGGAATAGTTTTAGCGCAGATGATGGCCATACAGATGATCTAGTTATGTGCCTAGTTTTATTTTCTTGGCTGACTAAACAGCCATATTTTAAAGAAATTACCAATATTGATATCAGAAAGGAGTTATTTGAAGGAGAAATAAAGAAAATTGAAGATGACGACTGGTTCAGCTTTGGATTTATTAGTTCTTATGATACTGAAGACAAACTAGATAATTTTTAAAAAGTATAAATATTGGAGAATAATAGACAAAGGACTACACAAAAATGCCACAAACTCTAAAAGCTGGAATGATTTCTTTTAATGGCCTTGTGCAAATATTTGGCACAACAGGCACCAAGGGAACATCAGAGGTAGAAATTGGATTGATGGGGGTCTCATCGACAAATAATTGGTTGTCCAGATTAAGCAAATCTGCATTTTCTACCAGCGGTCCTACTGGAGCATGGGCATCAGAATGGTTTAGTGTTTGGAATTATTTACAATACGGTGGTTCTTGTGTGATTGGTGGTACAGGTTCTACTGGTGCGTACTACAATGCTAATGGCAGTTTAGGTATTACTGGAACCGTATTACACAATAAAAATCTAGTAGAATTAGATTTGGTTTTTGAAAGCGGAAACACATTTTCAACTGGAGCTGCCATCAATATAGCAACCACCCGACAAGATTGTGTTGCTGTTGTTGGTAATTATCGTGATATTGCAACATTAAATATGTCTTCCGCTTATGACGGATTTACTGCAGATTTTGGTGTTAAAAATATAGAAAAGCACGTTATATACGTTGCTGGTCGTAAAAAATTCACATACGTAAATGGCGGTAAAGCTAATGTGTATGAGGCTAATTTAGGTGCAGACGTTGCTGGTTGTTTTGCCAAAACATCACAAACTAACAATATTTGGATTTCTCCCGCTGGATACACAAGAGGAAGAATCTTAAATGTTTTATATCTGACACAAAAATTTAATGATTCTGATATATCTTATTTTAGTGCTGGTGGTGTAAATGCAATAAATTCTATTCCTGGTGAAGGAACTTTCTTGCTAAGTAATATCACTTCTATTCCATACACAACAGAAACTGCAGCATCATCAAAAATTAATACAATAATGACTTCTTTGTATATTAAGAACCAATTAATAAAAATACTAAAGACATTCTTATATGAAAATAACGATGCACGATTAAGACAACAAGTTATAAACAAATGCACTCCTGTCATGGAAACTGTACTGTCTACCGGTGGTATAGGCAGTTATACTCTAGTTTGTGATGACTCAAATAACACAGATCAAACAGGAGTTTTAGTTTTAGACGTAAATGTTGGATTTATATATCCAGCAACTACAATAACTCTTAGAATTTTGGCTTCTGATACCGGAGAAGTTGTAGAGACACAGACACTTTAAGGAAGTAATATGGGCAACCAAAGCATACAATCATTTATTGATGGCTTTAATGGCGGTACTCGTTTAAATCGTTTTACCGTAGATGGAAACATAGGTTCTAATAATAATGGAATAGCAATTACAGATTTTCATATTAAATCTGCGTCTCTTCCAGAAGCAATTGTGGGAGCAATAACTGTAAATTATAGAGGTCGATCTGTATCGTATCCAGGTGATAGAGCTTATAAACCTTGGGACATTGTTGTTATAGATGATACTGGAGCTAATAATAAATTGTATGCTGCATTTCATCGTTGGCATGAACAAATGAATGGTCATGCTTCAAATTTAACAACTAATAGTGTGAACTCACCTAAAACAAATTTTGCTACAAATTGGGCAGTAACTCAATACGATACTAATGGTGGCTCTGCCATCAAAAAATTTAATCTTCAAAATTGTTGGCCAATTGGAATAGGGCCGTTTCAATTGGATATGGGTCAAGACAATAGTATTGGTGCTTTTGCCGTAACTATAATGTATTCTCATTACACTACCGTATTATAAAAATAAGGTAAAAATGACTACATACTATAGAACAAATAAGAAAGTGTAAATATATGGAATTAGAATTATTTGGTTTTTCTATAGGCAAAAAGAAACAAGAATCAGTTAAACAAACTACTGATATTATCACTCCTGATTCTTATGATGGATCTTATATTTTAGAAACTGGTGGTGTGTTTGGTACGTTTGTGGACTTCTCTGGAGCCGTACGCGACGAAAACCAAATGATCCAACATTATCGTTCTATGGCTTTATATCCAGAAGTGGATGCTGCCATTGAAGATATTGTAAACGAAGCCATCGTATTGGATCAAGACCGAAAACCAATAAAATTAAATCTGGATCGTGTAAATCTTTCAGAACCAATCAAAACAAAAATATATGCAGAATACAACCACATCTTAAAGATGATGGATTTTTCAAATAAAGCGTCTGATATTTTTAGACGGTGGTATATCGATTCTAAAGTATTCTACTATAAAAAGATTGATAAAAATGATCTAAGAAAAGGTATAACAGAACTAATTCCTGTTGATCCTGTCAAGATTAAAAAGGTCAGAAAAGTAGAAAAAGACAAAGCCGTATACGGTGGCCAAGCTCCTTTTTCTCCTGTTAAGAGTGTACAAGAATATTTTGTTTACGCCGATACTGACCGAGAATCCGCATTCCCAACAACAAGTGCTGGTTGGAAGATTGCTCCAGATACTGTGGCTTACGCCCATTCTGGTATTATCGATTCAGCAACAAAACGAGTTGTAGGGTATCTGCAAAAAGCAGTTCGTCCACTCAATCTGCTTCGTCAAATTGAAGATGCGGTTGCCATCTATCGTATTTCACGTGCCCCAGAACGTCGTATTTTTTATGTGGACGTAGGTAATCTACCAAAGCAAAAAGCAGAACAATACTTGCGCGAAATCATGAACAGGTATCGCAACAAGATTCTTTACGATCCGGCAACAGGCCAGATTCGTGATGAACGCAACCACATGAGCATGCTTGAAGATTTTTGGATGCCACGCCGTGAAGGCGGACGTGGTACTGAAATCACCACTCTAGACGGTGGACAAAACTTGGGTCAGATGGAAGACGTGTTGTATTTGCAACAAAAATTATTCCGAGCATTAGGTGTACCTCTTTCAAGAATGCAGGGAGACAGTGGATTTAATATGGGGCGATCTGCTGAAATCACCCGAGATGAAGTTAGATTCAACAAGTTTATTGATCGTTTACGCCACCGATTTAGCACACTATTCATAGACATCCTAAGAACTCAAGTTCTACTTAAAGGAATCATGAGTGAAGAGGATTGGGGTCGTATCAATCAAGATATAACCTTTACGTTCAATAATGATTCTTATTTTGCTGAACTAAAGGATAACGATATTTTGAGAGAAAGATTGGATATTATTGCTGCAGTAACTCCATATATTGGTAGATTTTTCTCTAATGATTACGTCAGAAAATACTTCCTAAAACAATCTGATGAAGAAATTTTAGAAATTGATGCACAAATAAATAGAGAGATGCAGAAACAAATAGAAGCTCAGGAAATGCAACAGTATCAACAAATGATGGCTGGTGAGCAACCAGAGCAAGAG